ATTTAAGCTTATTGTTCCCATTGAGGATATCATTCTTACCTATGATAAGTTAACGGAAGAACAAAAAAATGAGTTAAAAATCCATTTTTCTGACCTTACTGAACAGGAAATAGTCCTTTTGCAGCAACCTGCCCTAGAAGCGGCAACTCAATGTGAAGCTATCATTAACTTAATCAATAAGGAGTTAGAAAGCATAAAAAAGACCAACGGTTTAATAATCGAGGAAGAAAACACTAGAAAAGAATCTGAACGACAAAGGGCTGGTGATGAGGAATCCAGAAGAAACGCTGAGCGACAACGTGAATTAGCGGAAACACAAAGGGGCCAACAAGAACAATTAAGAACTAGTGAAGAAAAATCCAGAAAGGATGCCGAGAAACAACGTGAATTAGCAGAGACATTAAGGAGCCAACAAGAGCT